GCCTTTGGTTAGATCGAGATACCATTCTCCGGAAAACAATAGGAGAGCGGTCATTATGGCTTGACCTACCGTTGCAGGTGAGTTGACGAGCCAGTTGCCGCCGTTTTGCCCTAAGGTGAAATCCGCGTTCGCGTCGAGCTTCCGGTACCTCATACGCCTATGCTATCGTGACGCGCAAATACACCGAACGCTTCGATACGTTTCTGCATCGCAACCGCCGCGGCTTCCTGTTTCGAGTCAAAGCGTCCGAAACGATGCATCGTGCCCTTGATCTTTATTTGCACAAGCCATCGGTTACCAACCTGCACTACGCCCCGGACGCCGCTCCTCGATGGACGCAACAATCGCCGATTAGCGCAGTTTTGCGAACGTGTGGCGTGTCGAAGATTATCTCTACGATTGTCCAATGTCCTCGATGGTTCTCTGTGGTCGCAATCTGGTCCCATAAGGGCGGCATGCATTTGAACTACCTTGCCACCACCGCCCCACCGCCGCGCATAATAACCGCGCGTGTGGTGATCTTTACGCGCGTGCCAGTTGTGGCGTCCGATGATCTCAGCATCCTCGCTGTCGATCAAAGCCCACTGGCCTTGCGTGAGTTCGACGTATGCGATCGATGGGCCGGGCGGAACGACGATGGTACGGAGCGGGCGCGGATACTGGCCTTTAGGCATGTGCCAGTATATAAAATTCCGGATTCCGGAAAATCAAAGCCCGCCGAAGCGGGCTTCAATGGCTCTGGCAATTCTCCGCGACCTCCCTTTCTCCTCGAATTCGTGCCACGGTTCAAGGATACGGGGCGCGTCAAATGGAGAAGCCCGCCGAGGCAAATCGGCGGGCTTGGCAACGGTACGCAAAGAAGGATGTAAGCGTGAATAGTATCACTCGACTTTGAAGCAGGCGATTGTATATCGCCGGTCTGTCCTCTCGATGATCATCGTCGGCGGCATGAGGTAGTGGAATGCCTGGTCGGAGTGTTCTGTTTCGACCCGCACGTAGACACCGACCGCGTCAGGGCAGGTCCGAATCGTGCCATCGACGTCTTCGACGTACGCATGCCCCACTCTAACCTGTGACATTGAGACGATGATCGGAGGAACGCTCGTTACTTTGTAAGCGCGGGATTGAGTTTTCGCAGGTTGGAACATCAGGGCCAGCAGCAGAAAGAGATGCATTGGATCCTCCTGTGCGGAGTTTAGCTTCAACTATCAGTGGAAATCAGGGCACTGTGACAGGAACGCCGTTGACGTAGAGGCCACCCACGGCAAGGATTTTCACTCGCTGCGTCGTCTTGTCGAAAGCGATCGATAGGGTGCCGTCGTCATTGCGGAGCTCTGGGCCTTTCGTGTTGATGTTCGCGAGTGACTTCGGCGATGACCTGGGCCCCACGAGCAGAAAGCCGTCGCTCGGATCGTGGTCTCGTATCTCTATCGGATTCTGTATTCCACCAGCCAGCCACCAATTATCGATGGCTCTCGAAGAGAAAACCGCGAGGGCTTCGTCGCCGGCCGCAATCGGAAACGTGAGCGTAAAGCCGCCGCCGCCCGGGAAGATGATCGGGAGTTTCACCAGCAACGGAAGCTGCACCCATCGATTCCCATCGCTGTCGCTTGTCACGTTGGGGATGGCCGATAGCATCTGAGGCGGGATGGACTCAGGAAGCAGCGCGCGGATCAATGGCTGCGCACTGGCCGTCATCTCGCTAAGGTCTACATCCACAACTTGCACCGGCATCGCGGTCTGCATTTCGAGCAATGCAGCTTTGATGAGAAGGCGGATGCCCTCTTCGAGATCTCCGAGTCTTTCGCGTTGATCCATATTCAGCCGTTCGCCTTCACCGACTTGTCTACCGGTTGCGTTGGGTCGATCGCCAGGCAGGTGAGGTCAGAGTACCAGTCGAGCTCTCGGGTGTCGCCCTCATGCTCCGCTACGACTACGCGGTAAATGCCGAGGCCGCGCTGCACCGTAGCTGGATAGATCGAAGGTCCGTAGGTCGGGAAGGGTATGCCGCCGCCCGGGTTTGCGGACTGAACCGCCTGCGTCGTCGAGATCGCAACAATATCGCTCTCCGCGATTTGCACCGGGCATCCGACTTTGATCAGCGGGTTGAGAAGACAGCGAACGTTGATTCCGTCCGGCGTGTCCTCCGGAACTCCGATCATTCCCGTCGTGGGCGAGAGGACGACCGCCTCATTCGGAAGGTAGCCAGTGTTTGAAATAAAGGTGATGATTCCAGCTTGCGATGACCAGCGCGCACCAAGCGTGTCGGCGATGGTGCGGCATTGAATCCGCGCGAGGCCGAAGAGGACCTTGCCGCGCGGGAACACGACGCCGCCAGTGGATACGAGGCTCTGAGTGTTGCTGTCGACCTGCGTGCCCATCGCCGCGGCCGCTTTGCGCAACACGTCTGCCTGAGATGCGCCCGGGCCGAGCGTCGCATTCACGATGCCATATGAGTATCCGAGATCGTTATCCGCCGCGCTGATCTCAAGGAAGCGGTCCGTCGCGTTGGACTTGCCGCGCCGGAACATCTTGATGGTGCCGTTGAAAATGACCTGCAGGCCGATGCCCTCATATCCAACCTGGAGCGCGACGGCGTCATACTGGCTGATGATCTCGTTGACCGTCGCGTCATTGAGGTTGTAGATCGTGACGACCATATTGTTTGGCGTCTCGTTGTCCGCCTGCTTCACAGAGAAGCGGAAATGCATCTGGCTGAGATCGCGGCCAGTGCCGAGCGTCGTACTCGAAACAATGAGATTTGCGACGCGTCCGAATTGAATGCCGGTCGGTGTCGTGCTCATGGCTGATCGTTCGGGACGAAGTAAAGGATGGCCGTTTGGCCGAGATTATCGAAGGTTGGGGGCGCCAGAGTATCGCCTTCGGTCTGCAATACAAGGCTTCCGCCGATGCCGAGATATTGGAGCTGTCCAAGGATGTCGAGTCCGGTGATGATCGGAAGGCCGGTAGCGATAGGGTTGCCGGAGTTGTCGGCGATGTCGAGATACCAAACCTGCTGCGCCTTGTTCCAGTAGATCGATAGTTGATACGGCTTTCCGGCGAGCGTCACCGTAAACGTTTGGTTCTGCGACAGAAGCGTGATTTGAAAACTGGTCATGGCTAAAAGATCTTATGCGCCTTGAGGAAGGCGCCGGGATCGGAGAGTGCTTTCTGTACGGTTTGCTGCACGCCTCGAATTGCTGTGCCGATGGCCTTCTGCGCGTCTGCCACCTGCGACTGCAGGACCGGAATCGTGATCGTCGTCGTCGACACAATGAGGATCGCAAGAAAACTGATGCGAAGTTGCAGAATGTTCTCCGTCTCTTTGTCTGTCGTCGTGGTGATGCTCTGGATAAGGGCGTTCGTGTATACGCGCTTGCCGGTGTAGACGTTCAGCAGAGTTTTGCTGGACTTGAGTTGCAGAAATTGCCCGTAGAGTTGATTGAGGAAACTGATCGATCCGGATGTATTCCCCGCCGATGCCGGCGACCAGGTGTAGACGAGCGTGAATTCGGGGAAGAGGTCCACCGCATTGTCGCTGATCTGAGATCCCTGCTCTACAGGGTGCCGCGTAATCTCAGATGTGTCGGCGTGCTGTTCTTCGATCACGGCGTCGGCTTGAATGATGCTGGTCGCAAGCAACGCCTGTGCAGTCGCCTGATCACCGACCACGAGCGCGGCGCCGGCGAGCTGCAGGCCGAGCGCGTAAGTGATGCCGCGAGTTGGCACTACGAGAGTTGGGCTGAGGCTCATCGCGGAGCTCCTACAGCGTGCCGCACAAGATCCTGCGTGATGCCTCGCTGCTCGCGCGCCACAGCACGACCGGCCGCAAGCGGTTCCGGAGACTGAACGTGAATGTCCGTCTTGGACTGCACGGTGATCGCGCCGCGCGCCATCGACTCTTCGCCGAGGCGACGGTTCATCAGGTCCTGGCTGTAATGCACGTTTCCGTTCTTGTCGTGATAGTACGGATAGAGTTCGAACGCCTTGAGCGCGGCGGCATTGTTGCCAGCGCGGAGAAAGGACAGCATCTTCGAACTGGCGACGTTGCCGGTGTTGTATTGGAAGTCGGAAAGCGAATCGCGCCAGCCGGACGTAAGAGCGAGTCCCTTTGTGAGCCGGGCCACGACGGATTGAGCTTTGTTCCTATCCGACTTGTACAGCGCGTCCGCTTCCGCGTCGCTGAGCGGATGATCGAAGTGCTCTCCAGGCATGACCTTGTGCCCGTACCCGATGTCGGTCTGCTTGCCATCGCCGTACAGCGTGCGCCGAAGACCCTCGTAGTGCTTGGTAAACGAGTCCAGACCTTGCGATGCCCACGTCTTCGTAGCTGAGGCAGCATTCTTCACCGCCTGCGCCGTGGATCGCCAGATTGAGCCGGAGGCTTGGCCGGCCCAATCCACCACGTCGGATCCAAGTCCCTCATTCTTTAGCAGCCAGCCGAGCCCGAGGGCTGCAATGACCGCGATGGCAATCGGAACTATGATCTCAGCGAGCGCCCCGGCGCCGCCCGCCTCCGCGACCGCCGCGCCTTCGCCTGCGGCCGCACCTTCGCCCGCCGTTGCTCCGCCCGCCGCGCCCCCGCCGCCCTTTCCAAACATTCTGGCGATCAGGCCACGGAGTCCTTTGGCGGCGAAGAATGAGCCTATGAGCGCGCCGAGACCTCCGGCATAGGTAGAAATGCCTCCTGTGCCCCTATCGAGCGCAGAGACGTGCGAGATGATCCAATCGAGGCCATTGACGAGCATATCGACGGCGGGCATGAACCGCTCAGCAATCAGGGCCTTGAGGATGTCCATCTGCGTCTCAAAGCGAACGATGTCGCGCTCAAAGTTCGCGGAGTTGCGTGCGACCTGGTCCGGATCGAGGCCGGCATTGCGGAACATCCGCTCGCGCTCTCCCTGTGCCGCTTTCAGTTTGTCGAGATTCTGGAGCTCCTGCTGCAGCGTGTCTGGATCAATGCCGAACATTGAGCCGATCTGTGCCGCGACGTAGGGCTGCAACCCCTTGAGCCGCGTGAGGAAGTCCATCTGTATCTGCGCCGGATCGCGGCCCTTGGTGGCGATGCCGAGATTGTTGAGGTATCCAGTGAGGCCCGGGTTGAGGCGCATCGCCCGCGCGAATCCCTCAAGTTGACTCTGCGCAGTCGCCGCGGAGATCCCAACCATGCGCGCCGCAAACTGAAACGTCTGGATGCTGCGGACCGACGAACCGATGCGCTGCGCAGCGTAGTAGAGGTCAGTGAACCTCTCCGTCATCTGCATCACGTCTTTATCGATCGCAAGAGCGGTGACAGAGAAAGCGGTCGCAAGGTCCTCAACAATGGCGGTCGTCTTGGAGACGAGTTTTTGAACCTGCTTCCATTGCGCGTCGTCCACCTTCCAGCCGAGGGCCAGAAGATATTCGCGCATTATGCCGGCCTTCGCCACTATCGCTTCTCCTGCATGCGCGCCTGATTCTCGAACTTCACATCCAGCGCATCATTCATCTTCTTCACATCCTCCAGCGACAGCGTTCCGTCGAGGAGAGATTCGTACTTGCAGCATCCTTCGAGTACCGGTCGCAACAGCCAGTCCTCGCTTTCGGCGAGGCGTGCTAGCTCGACTTGGGACCGGTTGCGGATGCCGTCAACTGGTCCTGCTCGAAAAAACCTCCCATGTTCTTTCGGATCGCCTCGAACGCCAACTTCATCATCGCCGGAAGTTTGATGTCATTGAACATCATGACGCCCTGAGAACGCACGCGGGCCCACCCGGTATCCTGCTTGCGCCAGCACGCATCGAGGCAAGCGTTGATGATGTACTCGCTATCTTCGTCTGACAGGTGCGCGAAGGACTCGGCCAGGTCCGGCAGGCCGGCGATAATGTCGCGGAAGATTTCCTGCCTGCGCTCCGTAGTGAGTGCCGGCAAACCTTCCTCGCCGTCCTCAAACATTGCGCCGAGGGCGCCGCTGATATTCAGCAACGGGAAGAGACGGGCGATGACCGGGGCCAGGCGTCGTGCGATGTGGAATTGCTTCATCGCAGAGATCGCGTGAATCTGATATTCGGTGTCGCCGATGGTCACGAGGCCGACTGGTCCTTGCTGTGGAATTTGCATGTAGGCTCCTTTTCACACCAAGCCTAACATCGGCCACAGCTTAGACCGTGATAACGGGAAGGCTGGCAAGCTGCTGAGAGATCACGATTGCGTTGAACTCCCAATCCAGCACGTTCACGTCTTCGGCCCATGAATTCGCGGGCTGCTTCGTGAATGCAACGCCAGAGCAGGAAAGCGCATCGCCAGTCACCGGATTCGCCGCGTAGATGACGTTCTTTCCCCAAAACAGAGAAGATGTCCGCTGGTAATTGAACGCCTGCTGCAGCACGCCATTCATCGGGGAGGTCTTGATCAGGCGGCAAACGAACTTGCCGCTCTTGTTCATGATCAGCGAGTGCACGCCGTCGCCGGCCGCGCCGATGTC